GAGGCCTGACGAGAAGGGCTGGTAAAGCATCCGCAGATGCTCTCAGCTGATAACTGACCGACCACGCAGTGTGGCGTGATGCGGTCGATGGAATGGGTTCTCTGTCCGGAATGATTCGGACTGAGCTTGGTATAGGACACCAGGGAGCTGCTTGTATAAGCCATTTTATTTTTCCTCACTTTCTGCTCTGTCATGGAGCTGTTCTAATACGATTTTGATTTTCTCCGGCACAGGCAGTCCGAGATGAGCTGCGTTCTCCAGAAGGCTCACACCTTCATTGGAAATGTAGAAAAAGATCACAGCTGTACGAAGCACACTGCCGGTACCGATGACCTGCACATCAAGGACGTTTGCAATTCCGACCAGCAGGAAGATGAGCACCTTGCGACAGATGCCCTTAAAGCCGACCTCGCTGGAGAGGTTCTTGTCCGCGATGGCGCACATCACCCCAGTGATATAGTCGATCACCACAAATGCAAGCAGTGCGTAAAGCAGACCATCACAGCCGCCAAGGAAGTAGCCAAGCCAACCTCCGACAGCAGCAAATGCAAATTGAATTGTGTTCCAGAATTCTTTCATGATTTTGTTCCTCCTTTAAAAAAGCTCCTTGCACATTTTTCAGTGCAAAGAGCCTAACTTTATTACAGATGTATACTTCTATACCGTCCAGTGAATGGACGAGCCTCGTTCCGTGTTCTATGCTATCTTCGAATACGGAGGGTTTTATAATGAACGCATTAGAAAATGCATATAATATTGGTTACCTCGACGGCAGAAACCACGTGTTGGCGCTTATCGTACTTTGGAGCAAAAAGAAAAAGCCCGAAACAATTCTTCATACGCTCTCAAATAAAGAGACTCTTGAAGAAACACTCGAAGCCTTCGATCCAGGGTTCTTTAATAACTATGATGCATGTCTGGGACCTATTGATTAGCGTAGATTTCCATCATTCCTCGGTGATGGTATACGTGATCTTCATGGTCTTATCTGCGGTCTTGATGACCGGAGTGCCCAAGTTATTGATGGTGGCAAGGTAGGGAGTGATCAAGAACAGCTCACGGTACAGATTGTAGACATTCGACTGAAAAATCCATTCGCGAAGTGCATATGTTTTATATCGCGCCATCTGATTTCGTCCCCAGGATGCATAGCTTGCATCTGGCGTATCTCGTACATAGAGCTTTGGCTCACCGTTCAAAAAATACCAGCCGTTGATCACGATGTCATCATCTACGATATAGGTCCATACGGTTGACGAGACATAGGTGATATTCGGGACTAGCTCAATGTTTGCCACATTGGTAGTATCAATACGATATACCTGATTGCCCGTATAGCACATGAGCCATTTTCCGCTCATACCCAAGCTGTAGAATTCACTAATGTCACTTGGAGCTACGATTTTCTGCGTAGTGCATTTGCTACCATCAATACAGTCCATGTACCACTCGTAATTCTGGTGAGTGTAGTAGTCCGTGTTGCCGCTGGTATAATTGTACTTTCGGTTTGCTCGCCTGACTAATCCATACCATTTTCCGTCAGCACCGTGATACAGATAATTGCAGATTCCAGAACTATCGTTATATGGTTCCTCCGTTCCATCCTTCTGCCCTCCAATGTAGTGGTAGTAGGAAGGGTAATGGTTCAGCTCAATCGTGGTTTCCTCATCGGCCTCCGTGGTCATTCTTGTCAGTGGCCGATCAACGAGCGCTGCATGAAGATAATCTTCATGAATCTTTCGAAGCGTGGCCTGCATAGAGTTATTGTAAGTGGTCATTTCCAGGCGATAACCTTCACCGATATAAACGCGCTTGTTCCCACGCATGCAGTAAGGCTTATATTTATCCTGAACATTTGCTGACCAGGTTCCAATACGGACCATGTAGTTACCGGCATACTGCGTTCCTTTTCCGGCCAGCGTATTGGATAGGCAGATAGCAGAAATCGTTCCATTTGCCTGTGAGGTAGCAAAGTCCCAGACAAATCGGTACCCGCCATCTACTTCCTTGCTCTCAGTGAGGTTACGGCTTCCTCGCCGAATATCCTCTGTGTTATTGGCATCATCCGAGGCGTAGCCGATCAGCGGATTGTTCAGCGGAGCATAGATATTGTCTGCACGCTCCTCAAGTGCATTCTGGTATAAAAGAATGCCGCCCATGATATTTTTCTTAAGCGGCAGCATCCAATCATCTCCAGTGGAACCATTAAATGTGGTGCCGTTATACAGCATTCCTTTAATATTGCAGTTCAGAACATCCATCGCAGCTTCCGTCACCAGGTTTGTGTCTTCGTAGCGCTCTTTTTTGCCGGTATGGACATCTGTAAGTTCGATTACACTTTTTCCTTTCAGCATCATTATTCCTCCGTATTCAGATAGTCGGTTGTGATGGACTTTAGATATCCATCTGCGCCGCTGATGATAAATCGATATTTTAGCTGTCCGGTAGTTGCTTTCTCCGCCCAGGAATCCACACTGATAGCTTCGAGAGCAGCCTTCGACATTCCGGATTTTTCCTCGGACAGCTTTGCCCACACAGCATTGATGCAGCTCCACCAGTTTGCTCCGTCATCAAAGGAGACCGCAAACAACACCTCGTCCGAGCAGTCAGCAGTTGCCTTTTCAATGCCGAGAATCGTGGAATCTGACATATCGATGTTTTCGGAATAAAGCACCTGTGGAATAGGCACTCCTGTGTAGCTTACCTTCATGTCCGGGAAGAGATTCTCGGAATCATGCCAGTAAAGAATGGTCGGATCGTGCAGCGTGATGAGAAGCTTTCCATCTGGGATATTCTGTACACCATGAGTTTCAAAAAGCGTTGCTGTGAGTTCTGTTTCCTCTAATTTAACAAGCGCATTCTCTTCCACGGTATACAGAGTGCTATCTGCATCCGAAATGAGATACCTTCGGTTGTATGGATCAAGAAAAACAGGTGTATGATCCACATATTCAAAGCTGTTTCCGGATTCGTCCTTTGGTTTAAAAGAGATGATCTTTCCAGTAAGGGCTGTAAAGGAAATCGTGCCATTCCCGGTAACTAGGCTAGAATCAGCCAGGTAACTGCTGTTCGTTGGAATCGTGTCAAAGGAGACGCAGATTTCTCCGGTATCGAAAAGAATTGCATCCCAGACCATCCGAGTTGCTTCGTTTCGATTGCCGTGCACGGAGTAGCCTTCCCAGCGGATACGAAGGAACTTGTAGATTCCCCAGATCGTGCCTTCCTCTCTTCGAAGTGTCATAAGATCGGTATCCCTGCGGACGATTTTCAGCTGCTCGGTATTCTCACCAAAGCCAATCCAGGAATTGCCGCTGATGTAAAGGGTAGAGGCTACTTTTCCTTTATACCGAAACCAGTCAACGCCTTTCACGGTATCGGTGCCATCATCCTGCAGAGAATTATTTCGAAGAATCTCCATGTGCTCTGTGCTCTTTAAAAGATCCTCGATAGTTCCATAATCAAACATTGCTTACCTCCAGTTCTGTTATTTCGGTCATGTTCTGAAGCCCAAGTGAAAATGCGGCAAGTCGTCCCCGGTCGATCTTCTGGTCCTGACCAGAAATACGCGTGCTGAAAGATTTCTTCAGCTTTACGGCACCATCAGCAGTCTCAGTAAAGCTATTCAGCGGAAGGTCAGCAGCATACAAAACCTTCATGTTAACAAAAGGAAGCGTATCAAAGGGCAGAATTGTAAGACCGGTCAAGCTATCGAAGTTCTCAGTCGGAATCACAAGTTTCAGCATCCGACCACGATCAAGGCGGACATTACTATTTCTAGAGAGTACGTAGTCCTTACGAAGCTTGAATATCTCATCATCAAGGACATATTCCTTTTGGTAATGCATCTTCTTTTTATCAGCGGTTTCTACCACATCATGTACAATCGGTGCAAAGAGTCGAAGCGAGTCCTTCATGGACCGCATCGGCATTCCGGTTAAGGAGATAGATGCCACGTGGTCGTTTAATCCTGTCTTTTTCGGAGCAAGGAAATGTACCGTAACCGTGTCATGCAGCGTATGTGTTGGCATAGAGGAAAGAAGAATCTTCTTCAGGGTATCGTCTGCCGTGATCCGTCCATCCCAGCGTTCCTGCACACCAAGTCCCTGACCGGTGATGGTCGCCATGATATTTTGTGCATCGATATGCCCGGTTCCATTTTTCATGGAGATCAGCACTTCAAAGGTATGAAGCTGATTTGCCGTAAGGCCGATGATCGGGTAATAGAGCGTCAGGAGATGCTTGCCGCTGAGCCAGGATTCCTTCGGGTGAAATTCCTCAACCTCATGACCATCCAGCACATAGAAAACGGAGAGCGCAGTTTTTCCGTCCTCGTTCCAGGAGAGTGGAAAGGAAATCACCTTCTTGTTTTCAACTTCGTTTCCCTCGTCATCTGTGGTTGTTCCGAGGTCAATGGTCGTTTCTGCAGTAAGCATTCGGGTATCAGGATTGCTTTCCACCTCCATGATCGCCTGGGCATGAAATTCCGCATTGGTCTCATCACCGGATGCAAACTCCATGTTGATGATGGACAGTTTTTCTTCTCCGGCATCCAGTGCCAGGGCATTGGTGAAGGTGTAGATGCTGAGCTTTGTTTCACCAATGGAACTGATCAGGCCACTGATGTTTTTGTCGTTCTTACTTTTTGCTGCAGCAAGCCTTGGATTTTTGCCGACACATTTCACGGTTTGCTTTCCATTGATTTTCGTATAGATAGAAGTGATTGCAGATTGCTTGGTTTCATCTGCATGGCCGCCGGTAAAGTGAAGTACATCTCCCAGGTCCAGCGCAGGATTGCCGATGGTTTCTGAATCAAAGGGTACATACTCTACAGACGAAACCACATCGAGAATCGTGTTAATGATTCGTTTCCTCGTTTCTTCCAAGCCAAACTGCAGAAGCGGATTCACGCCAAGATTCATCGTCAGCCCATCATCCGGATCCTTCGCATAGTATTCCGCTGTTTCCGTCTTTTTGTTGGTGGAGCTGACCGCTGTATAGCGAGTAACGAAATCGGAAAAGCTGCTGCTGAACCGATGACGAATATCAATGACCATGACTGGCGTGCTCCCGTAAGAGGTCAGAGAAAGCTTTCCATAACGATCAATGGCTGCAAAGCAACCAAGCGTCTGGGCAAGGTAATAGAGAAAATCACGCCACGATTCGATGTCATTATCCTGATAGACACCAAGCAGCTCCGTGCCATTCGGCAGGGCTTCGATTTCTTCCTTTGTTTGCGCAAGCTCCACATGACAGGCCTTCGATAACAGAGAAAGAAATTCATAGGGAGCTGCACTGGAAAGGCCTTTATTAAAGGATTTATCCAGGTTCAGCATTCCATCATAGGCTTTCAGCTCCAGTGTTTTGATACGGCGATTGGCTTCGGCCACATAGAACACACCTATCGGAATGCTTTCCGTACTGCCATCGTCAAGCAGCAGATGGAACCAGAGCTTGATTTCTGCGCCGTCTAGGGTGTATCGGTCGATATCACAGAATAGGCTGATGCCAAGCTCTGCGGCATACACAGAGCCAAGCTCAATCTCAGAGTTTCCGCAGCACTGCCTGGAAATATATCCGCTGCCTTTTACGATATCCTCATTTCCAAATTCATAGGTTTTCTTATCACTGGTGGTGATCGTGCCGGTCCAGTAATATGTTCTTGTGTTGCTTTTGATTGCCTGCATAAAGGCATCCGATACTGGATACACAGCACCACCTCCATTAAAATTCGTTCAGGGTAAAGCTCACCGTCCACAGGCCCTTATAGGAGGTGTCCTTTTTGAGCTTCGCCTTAAATCCGCTGATATACATTTCCGTTTCTTTTTGAGATAAATTCTCAGTATCAAAATATTGAACCGTCAGCTTTGGAAGCTTGGAATAGGCCGTCAGCTGCTTCAGCCATTTCGGGGATACAGAGAAAGAGACGGATATCTTCACGACACCCGTCCTTACGACATCTCGCTGCGTAGTACCTGCTTCAGTTTCACCGCTGGAATCCGCCTCTACATCGGAAAGATCGAGGTCATAGGAATCCGGCAGTGGGAGAGCAGTACCGTTGAAATTCAAATATTGCATAAATGCCATCGTTACCGACCTCCACTTCTAAGATTTGCCCTCTGCTGGGCATTGACAATGACTTCATCTAACATCGTGCCTCCAAGATAGACCGGAATTACGATGTCTCCTGACTGGTCAGTTACACCAGCGAGGCCTTCACGGATGGCAGCAGTGATAGCAGAGAGGGTATCGGCTGTTCCGGCAGATGTAGTGGCCGTGGCAGTTTCCATTCTCCCAATCTGCGGGTTGATCACCATGCTGGTCGCAACACCATCCATTGCCTTTGCCACAAGGCTCTTGCTCTCTTCAATTCCACGGGCAAGTCCAGCCATGAAGTCCGGCATCCAGGATTCATAATCCGTGAGTGGTCCTTCATCCGGTACGGAGAAGTGCAGTACGGAGCGAATCTTGTTTGCCACACCATTTACCGCATCGGTAACTGCGCCAACAGCCGACTTGATACCATTCACGATACCCATGATAAGGTCGCGTCCCCAGCTGAATGCCTGAGAAGCCAGACCTTTGACGTAGCTGACGGCACGCTCAAAGCCAGAATGGATCACGTTATAAATCTGACCAATGATGCTGCTGACAGCCGACTTTACGCTATTCCAGATGGAAGAAACCGTGTTCTTAATGGTATTCATCACACCAGAGATATAGCCGCTGATGCTGTTCCAGATACTCGTCACAATACCATTGATTGCATTCAGCACGGACGTTACAACCGATTTGATAGCATTCCAGACCGTCGTAAAGATGGACTGGATCGTGGTCAACACCGTAGTCACTACAGTCTGAATGGCCGTCCAGATTGTCTGGAAAAAGCTCTGCAATGCAGTGAGAAGCGGAGTCAGGAAGGCAACGATGGCATTCCAGATCTCCTGGATTTTTGTGCTGATTGCATCCATCGCCATGCCGATCAAGATTTGAATGGCCTGAAAGATTGTCTCAAATAGATATCGGAATGCTTCGAGCAGCGGACCGAAAACCGACACAAATCCGTTCCAGATATTCGTGATTGTATCGACAATACCCTGTACAATGCCACCGACGGTCGTGCTGATTGCAGTCCAGATGGAAGAAGCAGTTGTAGCAATGCTCGTCCAGATACCAGAAAGAAACGTTGCAATTCCTGAGACGATGCTGCCAATCGTATCGGATATGGCCTGCCATACCGTACCGGCAAGATTCTTGATATTCTCCCAAAGCCCTGACAGGAAGGTGCCTATTTCCGTCCAGTGCTCCTTTATAACGATAACAAGATTCGCCACTGCAAAAACAATTGCGGCCACCACGCCTGCCACCAGTGCTGGAGCACCAAGAATGACCGCCCCAACAGCAGCAAGGGCGATGCCAACGCCCATCAGGATATCCTTTATTACAGAGAATCCATTCTGGAACATATCGATGAAGTTTTTCACAGCGGTGACAGCACCGCTGATCACAAGGCCAATGCCGGAGAACACCTTCAGCACGGCACTGATTCCGGAGGTCGCGGCACCGATGCCCTTGATGGCTCCCGTGACTGTATTCACGGCACCTGCAATCTTCGGTGCCATCGTCATGATCGTACCGACGGAGCTCATGATCTTACCGACAAAGATAAGAACTGGGCCAAGTGCTGCTACGAGCAGTGCAACCACCAGGATGATCTGCTTTACTGGTTCCGGCAGCTTGTTGAGAAAGTCAACAAGTCCCTGTAGCGCTGTCACCAGAGAGCGGATCGCAGGCATCATAAGATCCGCAAAGGAAATAGCAAGCTCTTGAAGCTGCGATTTCAGAATCGTAAGCTGACCACTTAAGTTGTCCTGCATGGTTTCTGCCATCTTCTCAGCGGTGCCATCACAGTTCTTGATCGCGCCTTCGAGCTTTGAAATGTCTCCGGGTGCGGAGTTCATAAGAGCAAGGAAGCCGGACATGGCATTTTTACCGACGAGTGCCTCTGCATTCGATGCTTTCTCAGAATCGGAGAGCTGCCCGAAGGCAGACCGACAGTCTGCAAGTATTGCCGTGAGACTTCGCATCGTTCCATCGGCATTGGTGGTTGCAATCGTCACATCCCCGATGGACTTGCCGGAGAGCTTCACCTCGCCAGTAAGGTTGTTCATGATGGTACGAAGAGAGGTACCGGCCTGTGAAGATTTGATGCCAGCATTCGCCATAAGACCGATGGCCTCTGCGGTATCCTCTGCAGAAAATCCAAGCGCACCCGCAATCGGAGCACAGTATTTGAAGGTTTCACCCATCATGGACACATTTGTATTTGCGTTAGAGCTTGCCGCTGCAAGGATATCTGCGAAATGCCCGGAGTCCTTGGCGGTGAGTCCAAATGCAGTCAGTGCATCTGTTACGATATCCGATGTGGTGGCAAGGTCCTCACCAGATGCCGCAGCAAGGTTCATGATACCTTCGATACCATCCAGCATGTCGGAGGTTTTCCATCCGGCCATCGCCATGTAATTCATAGCATCCGCAGCCTCGGATGCAGAGAATTTGGTCTTCGCACCCATCTCACGAGCCTTTGCGCGGAGCTTGTCGAAGTCCTCTCCGGTTGCACCAGACACGGCGGACACCTGGCTCATAGAAGAATCGAAATCGGAGGCTGTTTTTACAGCAGCAACGCCAAGAGCTGTAACTGCAGCAGAGGCAGGAAGGAGCTTTTCACCGGCGGAGGAAACCTTATCGCCTGCAGACTTCAGGCTTTCACCAGCAGTAGCAATTTTCTGCACAGCAGTGGCAGACTGATTTGCCTGAGCTTCCAGCTTTTTGAGATCTTCTTCCGTTTCGATGATCTCCCTCTGAAGGGCATCATACTGCTCCTTTGAGATGTCACCATTCGCAAGTGCCTGATTTGCCTGCTCTGCAGCAGTCTTGAGAGTAGCGAGCTTTTCCTTCGTTTCACTGACAGCGCTGGAGAGGAGCTTCTGCTTCTGCGCAAGCAGCTCGGTGTTGCCAGGATCCAGTTTCAGGAGCTTTTCGACATCCTTGAGCTGACTCTGCGTATTCTTGATTTCTGAATTGACACCCTTTAGGGCTGTCTGAAGCTTGGTGGTATCGCCACCGATCTCGACCGTGATACCCTTGATTCTGCTTCCCGCCATAGGCTCCTCCTTTCCTTAAAAATGGGTATAAAAAATGCCCGGCATTACTGCCGAGCATAGGAAACTCACCATTCAAATAAATCTGAACGATGCCATACATTATAATTTTAGCCAATCACAGTAGTACAGCCAGGATTACCGTAATGACTTGTATTATTACAATAGTAGCTTATTTGGTATCCCGCTCCATCAATAAATCGAACGGCAAAATACCCGTCCTGAAGGTCGATGTGATCACCGTTTAAATCTGTATAAGATGTATGCTTTGTCATCGATAGGCCATAGTCCTTTATAACAGTTTTATTCTCTTTTTCAGCCTCAAGATAATTAACTTGAAGTTCTGCGTAGAAATTACGCAAATTTGCGATGTCAGTTGCCACGCGTGCTTTATGAAGTTGGGAAGAAAAAACAGGTATGGAGATAGCTACTAATACACCTATAATAGCCACTACAACTAAAAGCTCTGCTAAGGTGAAGCCCCCCTCACGCACATTTTTCTTCATTTCGTACCTCTGTCTCACTATCATCACATATTTGCAGCATCTACAATTATATCGAATTCTATCGTCATGTCTATACTACGAGACCTGTATATATCGTAGATTTTTCCCTTCGTCACCTGTCATTCGTGTTCCATGGTTTTAATAAGAAGAAGTGGGGATGGCTACTGAATCTTCCTTTGATATGGTTAAAATGCATCAAAATCCTTCTGCGTAGCTATCTGCGCATAGCCTTTGTACTCATCATTGCTGCTTTCTGCGTACATGTCGTTCACCATCCCGATTGTGAGTAAGTCAAGATCCCGGATGGAGATGCCGAGCTGTACGCAGCGAAGCAGAAACAAGGGTGTGGTCATCGGGCGGTCAGTTGCGTGAAGTTTTTTTTAGACTCCACATCCGTCTGGACATTTAAGCCCCACAGCTCGATAATCTTCGGAAGCACCTGGTAGATGGAGAAGGTACTGAATTCATCCAGCCACTCCTCCGGGCTGTCCGGGATGGAAGGGTCTGCGTGCTTTGCCATGATGTAGGCGATGTTCTCGAACATCTCAAGGGAGAACATATCGAGGTGCGAGGAAGCCTCATCACCGTTTCCCACGGCTTTTCCAAGAGCATCGAGATCCTTGTAGATATCCCGGTGGAACTTGATACGGTAAATACGCGGAATGGCGGCAGATGCCTTGAAGGGCACCTGCTTTCCGTCAATCTCAATCATTTTTGTCATGCCCATAGAATCACTCCTTTACTGCCTTCGCAGGCTTTGCTGCAGACTGTGATGCGGCATCGCTCTCTGCCGCAGGCACATATACCGCCTTGTACCAATCAGCATAGGTGGTAGCATCCGTGGTATTTCCGGTCTTTGCTTTCACCATACCATTAGCAAGTGGTACCGCCTTCAGAGACAGCTTCTCCGTCTGTACTTCCTTGGAATCCTCATTCGTCTTTCCTTCGATGCCGGGACGGGAGGCGGAGCAGTTATAAAGCACATGACGAATGTGCTTCTGGTCTCCATCAAACTCGAACAGGAGCGCAAATGCTGCAAGCTCCACCTCGGAGTTTTCAATCAGCACTCCCTTGGAATCTAATGTTTCCTTCAGTACGTCCGTGCGGAAGGACTCCGGAATCAATGCAAGCTCCAGATCTCCGTCATAGCCACAGTTATTGTTGATTACGTAATACACACCACCATCCGCGTAAAAGTTTTCCGGCTCACCATTTGCATCCAGTGAGATCGATACGGAGCCTGGCATCGGAACCGGCGTTCCGAAGGTGGGTGTGCCATCCTCACCAATGGTAAGGAGTGCATAGTGCGTATTCTTCAGGTTGAATTTCACCTTATTTGCTTTTTCAGCCATCGTTAATTTACCTCCATTTCAAATGAATACAGGACTTCGTAAAGCTTCTCCGATTCGATCCAAGTCTCGGATTTTTCATAAAAAATGCCATGCTGATCGAGCACGGCTTCTATACGCTGTTCTGCCGACAAGTCCTTACAGTCGGTATACAGTTCGATGTGAATTTCATTGATCTTATAGTAGACCTGTCCGTCTGCCGCGAAGTTGTCGCTGTTCGGTGTAAGATAACAAATAAACGGCGGATCCGGGCTTTCTCCCTCTGCAAAGTGGTCGTAGGCAAATGGAAGGCCTGTTTTATTCATGATTTCGATTAACTTCTCCATGTGTTATCCTTTCAGGGCCTTGTCAATTTCACGCTCCAGTGTATCAATCGCCTTTTCTTCCGCTGGTGCGATATGGGGCCTTGCGGCGACACGGCCACCACCTCGCTTCGCATGACCAAATTCCAGAAGGTGGGCCAGTTGATAGCGGTTTTTAGAATGAACCACAAGCTCCAGAGAATTGGAGGTTTCCTTTTGCGTTTTCACAGCCCAGCTCTTTGCGTATTTCCCGGTGTCCTTGGGAGCAGTTGCAACAATCTCATCCTTGACGGTTTTACCAGCCTTGCGGACCGATGCTTTTAGGTCATCTGTTGCAAGGCTGGCATATTCCTCAAGCCCCTCCATAATTGCATCCGCCATCTGGCCAATGCTTACCCGATCGGTTGCCATCGTTAGCGCCTCACTTTCTGACAGGAGAGTTTGATGCATTTTTTCTTGTAATTCATGTGGTCGATGGCTGTGATGTCATAAAGCGTATCGTTAAACTCCACACGATAATGCGTGGAATCTAAGGCAGCAGCCTTCTTGCACCACCGGATAGTAAAATCGACCTTCGTATTGTCTACAATCATTCCAGCATCCGTATCTTCCTTGCCTGCTTCAGCACTTACCGTTGCATAGCAGCTGTAGTAGGGTACCCAGCTTGTTTTATGGTTTCCGATGGCATCTACAGTTACTTCATTTTTGGTAATGAAGATGCGGACATTTAAAAGTTCAATGTTCATCAGAAGACCTCCTTTCTGGCACCGAATAGCAGAGAGCGCAGTGTAAGCGTCAGTGCGTGATGATCTGCCTCCTCTCGGTGCTCGTACAGGTATGCAGCGGTATAAAAAATGGCAGCCTTGGCATTCTCGCAAGCAGACAGCTCGTCAAGATTCTCTGTACGGAGAATATCCATGCAGATCCTTGTTGCAGCGGTGATTAGAGTTTCGATGAGAGCGTTGTCATCATCAAAATCCACTCGCAGATAGTTCTTCATTTCTTCCAGTGTAATGAGCATTTCTCATCGCCTCCATTCTTAAGGATATGGTAAGGGTAGCGCCATTCATCACAAATGACGCCACCTTTCATTCAGATTACCTTATGCCTTGGCAGCTTTTGCACTACCGGTGATGGTAAGAATCTGCACAGCCTCCGGAAGGATGAGCTTACCATCCACACGTTCCTTGGCAACATAGCCGATCATGCCGTTTCCAGCAAAGAGCTCTGTGAGCTGCTTGAAGGAACGAGTACCACGATCTCCGATGTTGTAGTAGCTGTAATCACCGAAGGCAATCTTTCCAGCAGGGCAGAACGGAGAAGTGTAGACATCATAGCCCAGGAGCTTATCCGGCTCACCAGCCACAAGAGAAGGCTGCCACATATAGGCACCATTGTTGTCCTTGAGCTGGCGGATAGAAGCGATGGTCTGATCGTTCATGATAAACTTTGCGTTCTTACGGTAAGGACGCTTTAATGCATATACAAGCTTAATCACATCATCGGCGGTAAGAGAAGCCGTGGAAATAGCTGCCGTTCCACCACCGGTCGCAGCAAAAAGTCCCAGAGGCTGACCAACACCGGAACCGTTTAGGAAGGCATCCTCCTCAGCATTAGCAAGAGCCTTACCGAACATGTCGATGATATAGCTCTCCAGGTTAAAGGCATTGTCGTAAAGAAGCTCCTCGGTTACCTTGATGGCAACATGCAGCTTATGGGCATCCAGCAAAATCTGGTCGAAGGTTGCATCACCGAAGCTGAGTGCGCCACCTTCCTCGATCCAAGCAGCTGCAGGCTTAGTTGCTGCGATGTTGATCTTGTGCTCACCGGATGTAGTAATCTTGTGACCAAGCTTACGCAGGATGTTCTCCTCAGTAAGGACATCCACCAGGCGATGGTCATACTCATCCGGTACCAGATAACCACCATCTGCATCCACACCCTCCTGCAGCACGTTAGAAATCTGCTTGAAGTTAGAACGAAGGGCAGTGAGCATTCCGGCCTTATAGGCATCGGATGCACGTCCAGTCTTTGTGTCAGAAGAAGCGGTAGAGGCAGGCTTAGAAGTAAGTGGAGTATTTACCGGCTTAGAAAGCTCGGCATCCAGTGCCTCCTGGCGCTCCAGACGAGCGATTTCCTTGCCAAGGTCTGCGATATCCTGCTCCATCCTGGTATAGGTTGCATCGTCCTCGGCAGTGAGGGTACCCTTCTCGGTACGATGAGAATCCAGAAATGCCTTAGCAGCATTCCATGCGTTGTTACGCTTTTCGCGAAGTTCATTAATCGTCATAGTAGTATTACCTCCATTAAAT